CGGCTTAGGCCAACCGGGATGTCACTCCGGCTGTAAAATACTAAACCTTTAGTCATACCCTTCTATCTGTGACATAGAAGTTGTGGTATGCAACCCAGATCGCGAAGACAAGCGATCATAGAAATTCCTAATATCGAGACAACCGCCTAAGAGAGGTGCTCTACCGGGGCGTTCTCCTCCCCGGAAAGAAGAGTGTCTCCACATCCACAAAGGCGCGCTAACGGTAGGCCTACTAACTTTTGAGGCGGATACCCGTTGAACAAGTTCGAACGAGCCCCGTCGGTAGGTTCTCTACCTCATGGGGATACGAAAGCCCCACTTACTACTCGCGTTGTTGCGCTACCGAGATAGTTCCTTTGCGGTCTGCCAGCTTCTTCAGTGGCTTAGACCCTCTCGATAATTAGGAACCCAGAGAATCACAAATCTGGGTTGGGTGCTCGTCTCCGAGTCACCTTCCGGACTGAACCGCAAGTCCGGACGCTCTCGACCATGACAATGAGATGGTTAGGTTCGCTCAATAGTCGTTGCCTGTGTATTACACCAAGGGACACGCGCGCTAGCGCTACCTCTCACATAGAGGGGTCTCTGAAGTGCACAGGTCGCTACTGACTAACCGAGATATAACCATCCCCATCGTGATGGAGCACATCAATCCTGCTACCGGTGGCAACACAACGTAAGATCCACGCTGCTCGGGAATTGATGTGGGTATGCTGTAATATACTTAACCAGTCATACCATTTCCGCCCTCTTGAGAAGAGTACTGCAATAATTTAAGCTCTATGGCGGTGACCCCGGTCAGGGTCAATAAAGATCAGGCCCCTCATCGACGACAAACGTCTGATGGGGTTTTGCGGGACGGTGAGCCGTACCGCTGACTCCCTAGAGAAGCAAGGGAGCGACAAGGGGAGCATAGGGGGCTACTGCGGAACCAACCTCCTTTATCCCCGACCAGACGTCGGAGACAAACGACTTAATCCCATTCCAAATGTCGGATATATGAAAGTCGTTTTCATGCCATTGGGGCATACGAGATAACAGGCGTAGTGCCGTCTCGAGCTCTTCTGGGCGAAGGACTGAAGTCTCAGTAGAGAACCACTGAGAGAGAGTCGAAAATTCAATGTGGTGGCAGGGCGTAAAGTAACCCTGTCGGCCACCCGACTCGGTTATCTGAGCTTGAATCGTCAGATAGTCAGACTTCGGAAGGACGTCGAAAACGTACTCATTATCGGTATCATCAGTAGCATACCGGAATGTCTCCATTTTAAGGTCATCGTCATCTGTAGGTTTCAAGAAACCGTACATGCCATTAACGACATTGAACGTAATGGCCTTATTAGACGATGCTACATCCTCGTACTCGATGTAGTCGGTCCAGAGTGTTCTCTTTGGAATTTGGAGACCTGTTACCTGCCCCTGGCGATTAAGAGGGGAGGCGGTGTTTGTAAGCATCAGCGACACCGAGGTGATTCGGGAGGAGATAGGTGCTTCGAGATTCTCCTCGATCTTTGGTAAGGACAACTGTCCCCAGCACATCCGTTGAGTATTCGCCACTCGTGGGAGCGAGAGGGTTCCGACTACTGTCGCAGTAGGAAGCCCTCCGTTCTCCTCAACGAAGATATCGAAACAATAATAGCCGGTTTCGATAACTATGACCTGAACTGTTCCTCCGGCTACTTGAGAAATTGACAAGGCTGCAGTGTCAATCTCGGCCCATTGAGCTCCAGTGAGCTTCTTTATTCCAATACGGTACGATTGGAGGGCGCCGGGTCTGGCGGCGATTTGAATACTAATGTAATCACCGACAGAACAGAAGAAACCACGATTTTGATCTGAGGGCCCCAGTCTACATAAGAATAGCTGGTCCCCATGTGGTTTACAGTTCGAATAGGCATTATCGAGGTTAAGAGGTCCCTCGAAATTCGGATAAACATTCTTCTCACCCGCTGCGGAGAAAGAGAAGTTGTTTTGGTACTGGTACTGGTCGGTTGCTGACAACCCGAACGAGTATACAAAAGACCTTAAAGGATCCCTGAAGGCGAATGCGACGACATTATCAATGGGAATGTCCCCAGGCAAACCTGGTAGTGTCGCTGGTCTAACGTTCGTCTTCCTGAATAATTTCGCTACGGCTGTTTTGTCAGAGCCATAGTTACTCCCGATTCGGACGCACTCGGTCTCCCTAGGGAGAGCCATTGATGCTAGAAGCTGTTGGGTAGATCTGCTGATCTTCGCAGACCCAGGCTTCGGGAGGCTCCGCCTCACACTATTGATTGCAGTGTGAGGGCCCTTGTCCTGCGGCTTACGCCTGTCTTTCCTAGGACCGGGGTTCTTGTTGCGACTACTTTGAGTTGAAGTAGTAGTCACGGTTGTAGTCGACTTTGGTCGTCCGTTTCTACTTTTTAAATTTGAATTAGGGTTCATGTATGGGATCCCACTGAACCTGTGGGACTGTACATCCTAGAGAACAGTTACATCGCAACGTAACTGCCAACCCGTGCAGTCTCTTGGCATTTAGCAAGGAAGATAACAGCTCCCGACACCTGATGTTTCTTGGGTGTCAGTGCCAATGATCTATACTTCAGGGCTTTAACCTGACAAGGATTCCGAATCGTATAGGTTGACACTGATCAGTGACCAGTCTAGATCAGTTTAGGGGCTAAGATCTATCACACTTAGCACGGAAATATTGAGGTCTTCCGATAGGTAGCTTTGTTGTGGCGAAGAATTGTCACTCCCGAGGGGACGGAACAACACCAACCAACGAAACCAACTACAGACCACCGTTTTGGGTCGTTTACACTCTAGGACCCCATGGCCAAGTTTAACGTCTTTCCGGGACAGACCTCCTCTGTAAACAGGAGAGTCACATGAACGGAGCCACCATAACCCTGTTGTCGGGTTACCCTAGGAGGGAACCTGAGCTATAGGGGGTTGAAAGGACGATACCCCTTTTCAACCAAGCCCAGGTGGTTCGTGAGGGAAGAGGAACCTTACGTAAATTAACTCGATCCATAACCTGCATTGAGTCTTTCAGTGACCAAGGGACTGTGACCACAGCGTCCTCCAAGAGATCGTAACCCCTCAGCGGTCGCTGGGTATCAAGAAGACAACCAGTCTTCAAGGACTCGTTCAAGTAATGTGCCGCTAGTCTTTTCTGGGCACCAGTAACCTTATACTTGAAATCTACAGGCGGGACAACACCCATACCACCAATAGAAAGTGGTAAGAACAAATTCCGGGTGATTGTCGGACCCTTATATTTGACATCAAACTTACCGATGTCAGAATAGATCGAGCAACGTTCTTTAATCTGGACCTTCTGATATGAAAGGTACCAGGAGAGTAGTTGGCACTGCTTGTTGGGAAGCGCACCAATGAGAATTTGAGGTATTATGCAGACGGCATCTTCCTCGCCCTCTCGAACACCATTGTGGTGACTTCGGGCGAGATTTGCTGTTCTCTCTTCAAGGTAGACCTTCTGATGAGAGTCTAAATACCTGGGATCTGTCTCTTCATGGCCGGACTGAACTTTATGTCTGCCAAGGAAAAGACCCGCATTAAGGAACTCAATTTGATGTGGGATGCGATCTGTACCCTTAAGATCGCAATGAAGAGAAGTGCTATTAATATTAAGGTAAGTGCTATGTCGATACGATTTCCCGATCGACATTTCTAGACCAACTTCCTTCCCTATCTGGATATGTTTTTCCCAGTTCTCCTTAGGTGAGCAGTAGAGCATATCATCCCCGTTGACAAGAACATGTCTGAGGATCTCACCACACGACCACTTCTGGAATCTCCCTTGATTAGCAAGGAGATAGACGCCAAGGTTGGCCAGACACAATATTGGAAAAGATAATATTGAGCCCATTAGCTGGCCACGACTCATAACCCCCGCCCTTTCGGGCCCTCCCTTCTGAGGGTAGAATAGATTATGAGGACCGAGAACCTGCCGAGCTATGGCTTGGTCGTCTTCAGAAAGACCACTGATGATGTGTTCAAAGATCTGTCCAGAATAATGCCAGGACAGGCCATCAGTGGCGGCCGAGTAGTCAATTGAAAACCACTCGTCCGTCGGCGCAGCTTTCTCCATTAAGGGGAAAAGGTCCGCTGGCCGGAACGGTCGTGAAACTAGTTGGAACCCTGGTATGTTCTTCAGGGAGTTCCAGATTGATCGCTGCAACGGTTTCATGCAGTAATAGGGTATTGCATCTCCTTTCGAGATGACACGGATCTTCAGAGGCTCAAGCACTGCCTGGATGGTAGCATTACACATCGCAGGACGCCTCTGCAAATAGGACCTTATAGCTTTCCTTATGGATTCATTTTCCGCCTCGGGCGTAATCTGGGATTCGTATTTCTTTAGGTCATTTTCGACCATGGTTTCATGTTCATTAATGTAACCGAAATACGCGTCTCTGATTTCGTAAATAGCAGCTATCTTATCAAAGGTCATCCACCAATCCGACTCACAAAGGAGTTCGTGGTGCTCATGTAGGTCTTTGTCCAACTCCCGGCAGACAACCTCTTTCGGTCTAGGGTTATAGGGGTCCACGTAACGTGATACGTCAAACGTACCAGCGTCAGGATCTAATTCCTTAACATCCGAACAGGTATAGTCAAATTCGCCAGGACCATAGTACTCGTAGGTTCTCCGAGTCCTAGGTAGACTAAGGCAGCAAACGCCTGCCCTATAAAGACTCTCATAGTTTGTCTTAAGATAGGCCAAATCTCTCCTGAGGTAGATGAATGATTCATCGTAGCTATCAAAACGAAGATCAGCGTCACCTCTCGTCCACTCCTCTAATGTGGTACGGAACTTGGAGTATCTCTCTCTGTACTCCAACAACTCTTTCTGATCGCCTTCGTAGTATACGGGGATCAATCTGCGCTCACGGACTTGTCGACTAATCTGGCGAAGGGAACTAACCCTTGCCATTTCATCGCACGTGATACGACAGATATTCGTACGTATACTCTCTTCATCCCATTCGGACTGTTGTTTTTCATAGTCCTTGTAGTAGCGTTTCAGAAACTCTCTCTTCCCCTTAATCATCGACATTCTCCAGTCTTCTTCTCCGGGTGGAACATACTCGACTTTGAGTACGTTGGCTCTAACGCCGTCCCTTGTATGGACTACAGGGGCCCACTGCATCTTGTGGAGAACTTTGATACATATCGGATACCGGGTCGCCATACTAACCACTTTGCCCAAGACATCAGTGGTGGTTTGGTCAATCCAGGAGTAAATAGGGTTGCCCATCGACTCACAAAAGTCGAGGAGCGAACCTTGCTGCCCACCCTCAGCTCTCGAGTTTTCGAAGCTAGCATTGGTGGAAGGTTGACGTTCAAAGAAGGTGCCCAGTTTCTCGGCATCCCGCTTGACATCGTCAGCAACGGTCTTGAGAACCAATTGAAAGGTCTCATCCCTAAAGACTTCGGCGATTGTGTTCACATCGCCGTCGTCCTCCTTCGTTAGGGTCTTAAAATGTTCTTTATATGTATCAGCAACATAAGCTTCACTAAGAGGTAGAGCGCCTCTCTTAGCCTGGAGCCAGGAATACCAAAGATGCGTATTCCGTCGGTTAAAGCAGACCAGCCGTGGCTTTAGCCATTTCTTAGCTCGTCCCTTTGGGAAGAAATCGTTCCCAGAACTCTTCGGAGGTTCATTGCGCAGGTACTTGGCAAGTGGGTAGGTGAGGAAGTGTTTCACACTTTTTAACCACACCTGCTCGTCGAGTAGCGCGTAAAAATGGGCCTTGAACTGTGATCCGAGATCTTGGACCACGTCAAGAGGACAGTCGTGATGAAGAAGAACAATCATCATAGCTTCAAGAATAGCGTCTGTACGTTTCTTACAGATCTCTTCTGCTGTCCTATACAGTTCTGGTGGATCAGGTTGTTTCCGTTTCTCTCTCTCCTTCTTACGGAGCTCCTTCTTCTCAATTCTCTCTTTTCTCTTTTCCTCCTCACTCAACTCCCTCACAAATACTCCTCTATTTTCCGGATCATAGAGGGTCGACTCGTCAGACAGACGATCTTTTTCTTCTTCTTCCATAAGGGAAGAAAGGACATCAACAGAAGCTAGTTGATGCCCACCTTCTGCGAGAGGTTCCAAGATCCGGAACCCCCCGCCCGGGGGGAGTGGCTTACTCCCCCCAGGTAATTCTGTAGCAGCTCTAACGGGCGCATATCGCGAATTACTTAGGCGACATGACGGCCCGGCAGGAACACCCTGCCGTGTTGTCAAAGGTATCGAGCATTTCGAATGCACTTCGACTTGACCATGTTTATTCTTCATTGAAAAGGCCTGGTC